GGCTGGGCATGTCCTGCCAGCTCCATCTGTAACGGTCGACGTGTGAGGCCATTGCTTCGCGGGTCCCTGGTTAATCATATGTGAGCTTAGTCTAATGATCAAGTTCTTCGGAATCATTTCAGGGGTAAACCATTTCAAGATCTGGCTCTCTCTAGTTGGCAGCCAGTGCTGGGTCCCTGGTGTGAGCTTACACACCTCAATGATCTTTTTTAAGTGGTCCACGCTCTGAAGGTCGCCGGCGTCATGCCACCTGAACCAGCTATGGCCAGTTACCTGTGCAGCCATCGCCCGGGCCCATAGTGGGTGGTCCAGGGACGCCTGTCTCTTGGCGTGAGCTATTTTTGTATTCTTAAACACGTAACGACCCTTCAGGGCGTAACAACCAGAGCACACGGAGCCGGGTACCTTTGCGAGCTTCGCGCCTGTTATACAGTTCTTCGCGCTTATACTGTACGCAGGTCCGGGCATCTTGCCTGGCTTGCTCAGGGTGTGTGTTATTTTTTCCGCTTCTTTTTTTAACATGTATACCTTTCTGTTTATTCCTACATTATCATTTATTATATGCTTGTCAATCTGCTTGCTTGTCTTTCTTGCTTGCTTGTCTATCTCTCAGAGAATCAAAAAATTTCTGGCAACTCTTCAGATACCATTCAGGCAGCTGGCCATGGTCCTGAGTGAACCATGGCAGCAAATCATTGCGTTTAATTAAGTTTTTTCTTTTCATATTCCTTAAATTTTCCGTAGAGCTTAACCAGGTCTTTAAAGTCTTCCACTGTTGGAAGCGTCATAGATGGACATTTTTTATCCATGTGTTCCTTCATCCTGTTCCAGTCCTGATCGTCCAGTCTCTCTATTGTTTTGTTATAATCTTTTGGTGACATGTTGTATCCTTTCATTGTTAAGCCTGGTCCCGGTACATGGAGCTGAACTATGCAGCTATTCCTACCGGGGTTCGGCGGTGTGCTGGTTTGAGTTTTAAATCCGGATACCAGCAAACGGGATATATACATCCTATAATATCCTTTATCTATTGTCAAGCTGCTTGCTTGTCTATCTTGACTGCTTGTTCATATACAGGGACCGGAAGCTATGCATGCTGCGCCCGGTCCCTGGCCCTGGATCCTAGTATATAGCCGCGCGGCCTGTACTAGTCCCAGAGCAATCATTTTGTAATTTTGAGCCCAGAACACAAAAGCCAGGATGGGTCCGGGACTGCACTTATTACCGGTTTTAGGAGGGGCCTATTCTCCAAAGTCGCTACCATGCTTATAGGGTTTATATCCCCAGTCATTTGTATTCTGGGCTCAAACTGGCGCCACCACTTTTAAGGTGACTACACGCCAGACTAAACCCGAAAGGACTACAAGCTATTAACTTGTAATACCTTATCCTATATAATGCTTGACATATTAAATGTCAAGGTGTAAATTGTTTTTATTAATAACAAATAGAAAGGCATACACAATGGCACGATTAAGATTAAATACAGAATACCGAAACAAAATAGGTGTTCGTATTGAAAAATCTCTTACTCAAAATGATACAGCAGAAAAGCAGAAATATTTTGAGGCAAGGGAACAGCTAAAACCTATACAAGACCAGACTTGGTTATTGGCTAAAGATGTAATCCATAGAACTTATACCCCAGATGATATTGAAAAGGCATGGTATCTTCAAAATAAGTTTGACAATGTCAATACTATTCAAAAGGATAGTTGTTTTCATTTTGGGTTTAATGGCGAGGAGTTTGATAACAAAGAAAACAAAATGGTAGAAAAAAGATTTACCAAACATTTTGATTTCAGACTTGGTGCAAGAGTAGACGGAACAGACACTCAAACAAGTAGGCATAGCAGTAGTGATAGTAATAGGGCATTTGCTTATGCTTATTTTAGAGAGGAACTAAAAGGGCAAGAGGGTTGTGACCCAGACATCAATATCAAGATGAATGGAAAAGACACAAATCCCCATTGGACTAAATTTAGTCAAGCTAACAATAAGTATCTTGGCTTTGATAACCATTACGACAAAGACGGAGAAATTAACAAAGTTGCAGATTGGAACAAAGACTTTGAAATTGATTTGATTGGTCGTGAGTATTGTAGAGATAGACAAGTTGATTGCACAGCAGAAGAATTCAATATCTTTATGACTTGGCAAGGTGCAAAGGCACAGTTAATTCAATGCCATGAGAAATGGATAACAACTTTACAAAACCAGATGAAAGAAATTAAACTTGGTTTGAAAGGTTATAGGTATCTTGACGAGGGTATAGAACTTGCAAACGAACTTGGTTGTACTGTTTCAGACGCAGAAATAATTAGAACTAACTCAACTGGTTTAACTATCTACAATCCAAAGAACTTAGCAGATAGAATTAAATCTATGAACAAGGTCACAGTAAGTAGAGAAGATAAAATTGCTATGTATAAGAAAGCTATGGCAGACAGACAAACAAACTAACATTTGACTTATAGGGCTATCTAATATAGGATAGTCCTATAAACAATAGAAAGGATATAACATGATACTAGACAAACAATTCTTCGTGACTTACTACGCAACAAAGCATAAAGCTTTTATAACAAGAAAAGCAAAGTGGGATAGTAAGTGCGAATATAAAACAACAAAGAAAGGTAATGCTTGTATGACATATTTTGACATAGACGCAAACGATTACAGACACGCAGTTGGAAACGTGAGGGTTAAATGGAATTAATAACTGCAGGACTTTTAGCAATCATAATCTTATGGATAATGATATGAGTACGGAATACTGTCAGAATAGGTTGTGTCACTACAAAGACACAACCGATAGAATAAGAGCAAAGAAATCCGAGGCGCCTTATTATATGAATAAAAAAGTACGTGGTTACTTTAATCTGTTTTGTAGTCAAGGCTGTATGCATGAATACTTTGAAATGTATTCCGATAGAATACTTACACACATTGGCGAGCAAGGAAAGAGAACTAGAAAAGCAACGGACCTTGGACCATGGGCGTCATGGCAACAACAACCAGAATACCAATTAGCTTGGAGTAATGGATATGGCGAGGCAAAGGATAGGTATTATAGAACATGGACCATGGAACACGTGGGTATTGACAGACAATCCTAATAGGACTATAAAGGATATAGAAAGGATATATATATATATATATGACACAAAGAATACACAAAGCAACTAACCCATTCAGTAAACAATCAGAGATGTTGACAGCTGAAGAATATGCAATGTATCAATCTGTTATGAAAGCAAATGAAACAGCAGACCCAAACAATGGCGACGACCCTACATGGGATATAGTACGTAAGGGTATTAGATGGTTCCAAAAACATAACATCAAAGCATACATGACACTACTAGACTAACAATTAATCATAGGACCAGGCGCCTTAGCGGCGCCTGGTTTTCATAGAGGTACCAGACCGATCCCCAAAATTGCACAACACTAAAAAACCGAAACCCCCTTTTTTTCTTGGGGCCCCCTCAGACTTTGCTTTATGCCTTGTTTTAGAGAGTCAAAGGGGTTAAAAACATTATGGAAAAAAATTATAAAATTTTTATATGAATTTGGAAAACATAGACCTTAGTAAGCTTCCTTCTGACGTTAGAAAAGATTTTTTAAAATTGCGTGTTATGCATGCAGAAAAAAAAATACAGAACAAAGCAAAAGGAGATTTTCTTTCTTTTGTAAAGTGTGTTTGGCCAGAGTTTATAGAAGGCTCTCATCATAGGCATATTGCAAAAAAATTTAATGATCTAGCTACAGGAAAAATAAAAAGACTTATTGTTAACATGCCTCCCAGACATACTAAGTCTGAGTTTGCATCTTTTTTATTACCTGCCTGGATGGTGGGTCGTAATCCAAAATTAAAAATAATTCAAGCAACTCACACAGGAGAGCTAGCAATTAGATTTGGTCGTAAGGCTAAACATTTAATTGATAGTGAAGAATATAAAAAAATATTTGTTACAAAATTACAAGAAGACTCCAAGGCCGCGGGAAGGTGGGAAACAGCACAAGGCGGCGAATACTTCGCAGCAGGGGTCGGCGGTGCAATCACCGGACGGGGTGCTGATTTATTAATTATTGATGATCCACATTCAGAGCAAGATGCGCTTTCTGAAACAAAATTAGAAAGTGCCTATGAGTGGTACACATCAGGACCTAGACAACGTTTACAACCAGGCGGTTCTATTATTTGTGTAATGACTAGATGGTCAACTAAAGATTTAACTGGTATGTTATTGTCTCATCAAAAACAACCAAAGTCAGATCAATGGGAGGTTGTAGAATTTCCAGCTATTATAGATGATGATTCTCCTAAAGCCATACCTGTATGGCCTGAGTATTGGGATATGGATGAGTTACAAAAAGTAAAAGCAACTTTACCTGTTGGAAAATGGAATGCACAATGGATGCAAAGACCTACTTCTGAAGAAGGTGCTATCATTAAACGTGAATGGTGGAGAAAATGGAAGTATGATTACATTCCAGATCTTAAATATGTAATTCAAAGCTACGATACTGCATTTTTAAAAAAAGAAACTTCGGATTTTAGTGCAATTACCACTTGGGGAGTGTTTTATCCTGGTGAAGACATGGCTGCTAACTTAATTTTACTAGATAGTGTTAAAGGAAGGTATGAATTTCCCGAATTAAGACGAGAAGCTCTTCATCAATACCATTATTGGAACCCAGACATGGTTATTATTGAAGCTAAAGCATCTGGTATGCCTTTAACTCAAGAATTACGGTCATTAAACATTCCTGTAGTTAATTTTAGTCCAAACAGAGGTAATGACAAACATGTTCGTGTAAATTCTATTTCACCTTTGTTCGAAAGTGGTGTAATATGGGCACCCGAAGAAAAGTTTGCAGAAGAAGTAATAGAAGAATGCGCAGCTTTTCCTTACGGTGATCATGATGACTTGGTTGATAGTACATCTCAAGCTCTTATGCGTTTTAGACAAGGTGGTTTTATTCCACATCCCGAAGATTTTATTGACGAAGATACAAAACCTGCAGTAAGGACATATTATTAATGGCAAAAATAGATCACACAGTTTTAGTAAAACAAATTTTTGACTTAGCTAAAAAACTAGGTATTAAAATTCCTTTAGGTACTAGAACTAATGTAACCAAATTTCCCAAACAAGCTAACATTGGAAATACCTCTTTAAATTACGATAACACTTTATCTGAAATTCAAAAAGGTAGGAGAGATAAAGTATTGTCTACTTTTTCAGAAGAACTTGCATATCTTCCATCAATGAACAATACCCAAAAAACAAGAGTCATTGAAAACTTAAAAACTTTAGATGATGCTATGAATGCACCAAGTGCTGAGGTTATAGATTTTCAAAGAGCAAGTATTGATAAGACCATTAAAGATGTTAACAAAAATATGAAGTCCATGGGCCTTGAACCCGGAAACAACAAAGATTATGCAAAGTATACAGATGCTGTGGAGAAAGAAGGTTTGCCTTTTGACAAACCGATCACGGACCAGGGATTAGCAAGCATGATGAAAAATTTAGATGATAGTGTTAAAACATTAGATGATGAAGCTCTTAATCTTAAAAACAGTTTATCTAACTTAGAAACAAATGCAGAAAAATTAAAAAATGCAGCTGATGACATGGCTTTCCAACAAGAGAGATATGGAGTAATAGATAGACCAGCAGATAGACAAAGAGACATGTATGATAGAGCTGTAGTTAGACCTTTTCTAATCAGGCAACACGATTCAGGGAAAATTAATTTAAGTCCAGAAGTATATGAGTCTTTATCTAAATTTAAAGATTTACAAGGTGGTTCACCAACAAGTGATTTAAAATTTCCAGATCCTGTAGATGTATTTGATTATCATTATGGCCTTGATAATAGATTAAAGATAAATAGAGATTTAAGAGAAGGAGATGACATTGTTGCTTCGGTTACAGAAACTTTACAAGATAGTGCACCTCTCCAAACAACTGGTATAGCACCTCCAAGATATTTAACACCTAATAAACTTAAAAAGAACATAGCAGACATAGATGAATCAGTTAGATTCTCAATAGAGAACGATGGTATTGCAGGTAACGTAGATGAAGAAGTTGCAGAGTACTCTAAAAGAAGTTTACAATATCAAAAGTATTTACCTTTGGATCAATTTCCCGATGACGTAGTTCCACCTAAAGATAATATTTATTTAAATGTAGAAGAAGATGATTTATTTAAATCAGGACTTAAAAAGTTAAAAGGAATCGTTAATAAAATAGGAAAAGATTTAGAAAAATAACATAAATAAAAAACGTTAAAAGAAAAACAGAATTGGAAAGACCTTATAAAATTGATACTTAAACAAAAAGAAAATATTATAAATAGAGGTTTATATTCAAATCATAAATCTTCGTTTAATAATGTAAAAGATAGAGAAATATTAAAGGTTATATTAAAAAAAGAAGGTACACATAGAAGTAAAAAAGAGCTGTTATTTATTTAAAAATTCTTTTAAAATTTTAATGTGTTTCAAGAGTTTTAAAAATTTCTAACGTTTAAATTAATCACTTTTGTTTGTTTCATAGTTAACTAGCAACGTCGAAGTCAGTGATGGAGCTCGCAAAGAGGTCAACCAGAGCAATTAGATTGGGAATAACTAAAGGTCAAAGTACTTCCCTTCAAGTCAATCAAACCAGCCTCAGTCTACAGCTCACTCATCTCAACAGCAGCAATAACAACAAGTTATTTCAAAAATAAAGCTGTCTAGTAATGTTTAAACTAACAGTCGTGATGCT